TTAGGCTGCGCGTAGCATGTCGTCGGGCCCAAGTCGCCACGGCTGCACGCCGGCTTCGCCGAGTGCGTCGAGCGCATGGTGAGTGCGGTATCGCAGCTTGCGCAGTTCCATCGCGCTACGCGAGACCCGGTGCAGTTCGCCGAGCTCGACGGCGCGCACACCATGCGAATCCTTCCACGCCGTATAGAGCTGTAGCCACTGCGCAAGCGGCTTGCGTGACAAGCGCTGTCGAGCGTCGCGATCAATCAGTGTGAAGCCGCCGTGCGCAAGCCTCACCATCTCAGTGTTGATGCACAGCGTATACGTTTCACCCTCTTGCTTGCCGAACGGCAACAGCGTTCCCCAGTGGTAAGCCGTTTCCGACCTCACATAGAGCCCGGCGGCCGTGATATCGCCCAACAGCCCCCGCAACAGCCCCCGATGGTACTTGCCCGCGCTGCGCTCGAGTATGCGCTCCAAATCACTCGTGCGGACAGTGACCGTCGTGTCACCCTCAGCGCCCGCAGAGAGCGTCATCAGCGCCATGACAAGGTCACCGTGCGACTGATTCAGGAGTCGGCCAGTGTAGTGCACTTCGTAACCGGGCGATGCCTCAAGCGAAATCTGACGCACCATCACCGGCGGCGCCTGGACGGGCGCCATCCCGAAGATGCTCGCGGCGAGAAACACGTTCGGCATCGCTAACTGTCCCTCCGGCCATATTGGGACACGTGGCGCTCCGACGCCAGTGCGCGCGACCAGCTCTTCGACGCGCGCGCGCACTCCCTTGCTCTCACTCTCGGTATCTGCTTCAATCCGCATCACGAATCCCTGTGCGTGGCTACAACCACGCCGATTCAAGACGTCGCGCTGTAGAAGCAGTGCGACGTCGAGCTATGGCCTCTGGGCCATGTACGGCCGAGTACAGCCCGGCGTACACCGCAACGCAAAGAAAATCGGCAATGTGCGAGATATTGCCTACGGCTTACGCGCCGCTTGCCGGGCTTTTACGCCAACCGTGCGCGGTCGCAGCGACCTTCCGACGGATCGCCGACGCGCCGGCGGCGGCTCTTCGAGCGCGACCCGGTCGGCTTCGGCGCACCGGCGCATCGATGCCGTGTCGTGCCGAGTGAAGCTAAGGGCCCACACCCACGGATTCGTTTCTATGCTTAGGTCCGGTTGCGGATATGACAGCGACCATCGCCGCTCGAAGAGCTGCCGGCGCAGCGGACACTCGGCTTGGCAGTAGCTGTGGCTTGTGTCGTGCTCCGGGCACTCGACGCCTTCACCAGCAAGGTCATAGTGGCGCGCATCGCCGAGCCGTTGTGCTCTGACGTCATAGAGTCTCAACCACAACCGCGCGGCCGACGCCGGCATCAAGAGCGGCGATATCCATGCATGCGCGCGCCAGGTCTCGACGCTGTCGCTGTCGGCTTCGTAAACGACCGTGCGCTCTCGGCCGCGGCCGGCAAAGGCCCAGCGCTCGCGCACCCACAACCAATCATGCGCCGCGCCATACGGACAGCTCACCGTCGCGGGCTTGCCCGCCGCTGTCGAGCACACAACGCGCACTCGGTCGCGGTCGGCGGCATCTGTCACCCAACCATCAATCGACAAGCCCGCCGCCACTTGCACCGGCCGGCGCAGTTGCCACTGACGACCCGCGCGAAGCCGCCGAACCTGGCCACGCGAGCACACGACGTCCCGTTGCTGGATGCGCGTTGTCATCCGTTCTAACGGATACTACAGCGCAGCGCATACTGTGAGTAAGTGTAAGTAGAATAATTTCTCGACGCCGTCGACGTCGTCTGTTCCGAAGCCCCGACAAGTATGTCACGAGGGGACTGCCACAACGCGGCACCATGACCGCCGCCGGGCGCGCGCACGAATACGCGGCGCACTTCCGTCGGCGATACGGTGACGCATGTTGGTCAATAGGGGGTCACTGGCAGCTATATGGGCCGTCGTCACCATCACGCACTACAGGTCGACGCCATCTCGCAAGAGCTCGCCGACCTCGAAGACGCGCGCGCCGCGGTCGCTGCTATCGTCGCCGAGCGCACGCCGCCGGGGCCGCATTCGGCCAACGTACGTAAGCTCACGCCGAGCCGCTCGCGGCTCATGGTCTGGTGCGTGTGGCTCGGCTTTTCTAAGGCCGACATCGCTTGCGCGAAGTTCCGGTCGCCCATTCGCGTCGCGGCTGATGTCTCGCATGCCATTCGGCAGCTCGTGCCGAGCGCGCCGAGCGCACTAGGGCTCGCCGTCGCCGTGCTCGAGTCGTGCAACATCGAGCTCGACGCCGCGTCAATCGCCGCGCTCTGCATGTTCGCGCAGCAATGCCGCTTTCCTAGGCGCGTTTCTTAGAGCGCCGCACTTGCGATTGCACGACCGCCGCCGTGATGGTCTCCGGCGAATACGGCGCCCGGCCGTCGGCGCGCGCAAGATCCCGAATCTCTTGCAGGCTCGCGCGACCTTCTCCGCCCGATTTGTGCTTGCTCGTGCGCTCACTCCAATATGTCTCAAGCCAAGGCATCGTCGCCGGCCGCTGCGCGCATGCGCGCATCACGGCCGCGACTTGCCGCGGCGTCGCCCGACGCTCGGCAAGCCATGCCGTAACGTCCGACGTTGTAAGCACGGTCGGCAGCTCGAGCTCGCCGCGGTGCTTCTCTCGACCTTCCGACCCGAAGATTAGCTCTTCGAGCGACACTTCGAACATGAGCCCGATTCGCATGACAGTCGGGATCGTCGGCATCGCTTGCCCTAGACACCAGTTGTCGACGGCACCATAAGAGACGCCAAGCACCGCTGCAAAGGCACCCTTCGTGTAACCCTCACGCTGGAATAGCGCCCATATGCGTCGGCCGAGCGTCGACTCGCTCAGCGGGTCGACGTCCAGCGCCGGCGCTGGATCCCGCGTGATCTTTCCTCGCCAACCCACAACCGCGACCTAGCGCGGTCTAGCCAAGATACGCAAGCCTTTGGCGGCGTCCCGCGAATAAGTCTCACGTCATTCTTGGGGCGTCGACAGCTGAATACATAAGTTGGGCAGACGCTAGCTCAGAGCATCTAGTCCGAAAGCCCTATGGTCGCCGGGCTTTATGTGTGCCGAAGCACAAGCGCACCGAAGCACCAGTGCACAAACGAACACGTGCGCGAGTGTGCGCGAGCCCTTGTGCTCGCATGCTGTGCGATCGGGCTATACATGGCCAACAGGCCATATTACACCGGGGCGATGCAACTTGCGCAATGGGTCGAGACTCAAGACGCCGGCGTGCTCACGCGCCTACAACTGCAAACCGGGCTCAGCTACACCGCCATTCTCCGCGCGGTGCATCGGCGCGTAAAGCCGCTTTATCAGACTGCGCACAAAATCGCCGCTGCGACAAACTACGTCGTGAGCGTCGAAGAGATATGCGCGTCGCCGCTGCCGCCGGCACCGAAGCGCAAGCGCAAGCGCGCGCCGGCGCTCACGCCGAAGCAGCCCGCCAACGGTAAGAAGCCGCCGAAGCGCAAGCGCGCCGAGCGGCCGACCGTCTCGCCGTCCTGACTTGCTTCGCTTCGCGACCGTTGCCGCCGAGCTCGCCGCTCTTGTGGGTGGGGGGAAAGCGGCGAGCTCGGCGTTTCCAGAATGAGCGATTGACACCCTATGGCAAAAGCTTCGAGCCGACTACGACCAACGCATGCGCCGGAGCGACCGCTCACGGTCAAAGTACCGTCGCGCTACTGGGCCGCCGATTCGCCGCTCGACGGTATCAGTCTCGCGGTGTGGGTCGGTCTCTTGCACCTTGCGCGCCGCACCGAAGAGCGCGCTCGCGCGCGTGACAGTCACGGCGACAGTCACGCGCCGCGCGAGCGTGACCGTCACGCCGCTATCGAACGCGGCGACGTGCACCCAGCGCAGTCAATCCGTGACGCCAACATGCAGCCGCTCAAGCTCGCCGACATGTGCCGTTTCGTGAAACTGCCCCGGCATCAAGTGCAGCACGCGATCACGCAGCTCGAAGCGGCCGGCGAGCTCGCTCGAGCCGTCGACGGCGCCTATATTTTAGCGGGTTATAAGCTCGCCCAAGAGAATCCCGGGACCGAGCGCAAGCGCAAGCAGCGCGCCCGTGACCGGTGTGACAGTCACGGGGACAGTCACGCCGCATGCGAGCGTGACAGTCACGGGGACAGTCACGCCGCCGAGCGTGACAGTCACGCGGTCGCGCGCGCGGTCTCAGATCTTAAAGAGAGAGAAGAAACCCAGATCTTACCCGCCGCCGCTCTTACACAATTCGTGACTGCCGCGCGCGCGCGCCCGCACGACAGCGGCGTGTATGCGGTGCCGACCGAGATAGTCGGCCATCGCTGGTATCACGAGCTCATCTGGTCAACCTGCACACTCAGCGCGCCGACGCCGACCCGGAGCTCGAAGCACTTCGAAGCGTACCAGTACATGGGAGCGGCGCCGGCCGCCGAGCGCGAACGGGTCGCGGCGTGCGCTCGCGCCGTGCTCACTGGCCTATCTGAGCCCGCGTACTGGTTCACTCCGTCGCACGTCATGGACCACTGGGCCCACTACCTGAGCGGCAACCCGCCACGGCTTCGCGGCTCGGCCCCGCCGCCTAGACCCGGCGAGACGCAAGCCGAGCTCGAGCAGACACGCGCCGACTTCGAGCGCGCATCCGTCGCCAATCAACCCAGCTGGCTCACCGTGCGCGCCGACGGCGCCAGAGGGGCCACATGACCGAGCACAGTGGCGAACGCCTGGCGACCGTACTGCAACGGCTGCAACGGGCGTTCATCGCCAACGGCAAGCAGACCGAAGCCGAGCTCGACGACGACAAGCGGCTCGCCGAGCGCGCCGCTCGCCTCGAAGCGCTCGAGCGCGCCGGCCATGCGCTGCCGATTACGCCGGCCATGCACGACGCCATCGTGCGCAGCACGCTGTCGAGCACCTATGCGCTCAATGCCGCGCTCGGTTGGCGAGACAGTGCCCCGGGCTCACCGGTGCCGCGAAAGCCCGGCACGCTGCCGTCGCGGCCGATGCTGGTGCTTCATGGCATCACCGGATCGGGCAAGTCTGTCGCCGCGGCCGCAGTGCTCGCGCAGACCATCGGCGGTCGCTGGGCTTCGGGCCGCACACTGCTCGAGTGCTACGTCGGCAGCTTCGGCGAAACGCTGCAACGCCGCGCGGTGCTGCAAACGTCAAAGCTGCTCGTGCTCGACGGCATCGGCGACGAGCGGCCAGATAGGGCCGACGCCATGGCCGATGCGCTGCTCGACATGCTCGCGCATCGCACGCACCGCCGCACGATTATCACGACCCGATTGCCCGACACGCTCTTCGCCAAGCGATACCCGTCGCCGCCGCTCGGTAGTCTCTTCGTCGAGTCTGCCGACCTCATAGCGATACCCACCGGCGACATGCGCAAGGTGGCGCCGTGAGACTTTGCCCGCGTTGCCTGCTTCATGGTCTGCGCGTGCACATGCGCGTCGACCATTCGTGCGCATGTCCCGACGGCCGGTGCGACCGGTGCGGTCGAGCTCGGCTTGTCACGGTCTGGCGCATCGACGCGCGCGGTAGCTTCTCGAAGCGCTCGGCATGTGGCTGCTTCGTCCCGCCGCCGCCGAGCCCAACACAACCACGGAGCGCCACGCTATGACGAGCAAGCCACCGCCGATGCCGCCGCTACGACCGAGCCGGGAAGGGCGCACGAAGTGGCGTGTGCTGCGCTTCGGCCGCACTCGCCGCGCTCCCATCGCTGTCACGCTCCGACCGCTTCGAGCTGTCGTGCTCGCCATCGACTCGGCACGTAAGAGCGGCTGGGCTCTCTATGACCGCGGCACGCTCGTCGCCTATGGCGAGTGTGCGGCCAACATCGCGCACCAGCGCGACCACGTGATCGCCGGCGCACTGCGCACGGCCGAAGCCGCGCAGCTTCGAGCCGCCATCGCGGTCGAAACGCCATTCGGCGGCGCACTGCAAACGATTGTCTCGCTCGCGACCAGCGCCGCGCTATGGCGCGACACGTGGCGCGCGCACGGCGAGCCGCTTCGCGCTTGCCTCGACGTTCAAGCCGGCGAATGGCGCCGGCACTTGTTCGGGTCTGGCAAGATGCCGCGCGACGCCGCTCGACGGCTCGAGCAGCTCACGGCAGCACGCATCGTGCAGCAGCACCAACCCGCGATCGGGCTCGCCGATATCGGGCCCGACGCCGCCGCCGCCATCTGCTTCGGGTACGTCGCGCGCTCGAGCGTCGAGCTGCAATCAGCGCTTCGCTGCGACCTTGTCGAGACCTCTAAGCCACTTCGACCCATGGGAGCACCGCGCGCATGACCACATCGCCGAAGCGCTGCAACTTCGTCGCCGGGTCGTTCTTTTGCCGCGGTGCCGCCTATTACGAAGACGCCGACGGGCCGCGCTGCTACTCGCACCGACCCGAGCAGCTCGCGCACTCTCAGCGCAAAGAAGCCGAGCGCGCTCGAAGCGACGCCGAGCGCGGCATTCGCCGGTGTGGCGTGACCACACTGGCAAACCGGCCATGCCCACGCATTGCGATGCAAGGTGGCACGACTTGCCCACAGCACGACCCAGCACAGCAAGCGGCGCGCGCACAGGCTAGCGTCGACCACTATGCCGCGAAGAAACGCGAGCACGAAGTCTGGGCCGTCAAGCGCAAGGTCGAGCTCGAGTGCGGGCTCGCTGCTCTGCAGACGCGGCACAACGCGCTCATACAAGACGACATGGCGTTACGCCGGAGCGTGCGCGACTTGCGCGTCGAGCTCGCCGGGCTCAAGCGCCAGCGCACAGACGCGGCGAAGCAGCTCGACACCGTTGCCGCCGAGCTGCTCGACCTCGCGCGCGCCTTTGTCTCGAGCGGCACCGGGGCGGCATTCACGGCCGAGCGCTGCGACCTCGCGATCCGCTACGCCGACGCGCTTACCAACCACGCGCGAGAGCGGCGGCTCGCTGCTCGACCGCAGACCCGCGGCTCCGACGAATCGCCGACCACGCAAGACGAAGTCGACCGTGTATTCGGGCGCGGCCGTGTCGCGCTTAGGCCATTCCACGACCCGCGGGACACGGATTGACTCCATGCTCGCACTCAAGCCCATACCAGCGACGCCCACGCACTGCCGCTCTTGCGTGCGCGAGCTGCCGCCGTTGCGTAGGTATGGCGGCTTGTGCGAGTTCTGTGTCGTGACGCACCGCGCACCGCCGCTCACAGACCCGCTCGAGCGTGACTGGACAATCATCCACACGAGCACGCGCCGGCGCGCGAACGGCGAGCTCGAAGCCTACATGCGCATCCGCTGCCGGTGCGGAACCGAGCGCTTGATAGCTGCTTCGGCTTGGCGTGAGCGACGCTCTTCGCGCTGCAACCGCTGCCGCATGCGCCGCGAGCGGCGCGGCACCGGGGGTCTTGCCAATGCCACCTAAGCCAAAGAAGCGGCGTAAAGCCGTGCAAAGTCGCAAGCCCGCCAAGACAGTTCCCTTTTCTCGACCGCGCAAGGTGGCAAAAAATACGGATGTAGTACAGGTTTCCGCACCCTCGCGCGCGCGTAGCCGGCCGCCGCGTATGCGGAAACACCCCGACCCGCCGCCGCTGCCGCCGGCGCCGAACGTCGGCGGCCGGCCGAGCCTGTACACGCCGGCGCTGCACGAGCGTGTGTGCGCGCTCGTCGCCGTGCGCGTGCCCATCCGCACCGCATGCCAGCTCGAAGGCATCGGCGCGCGCACACTTTACGACTGGCGCGAGCGCGGCCGCAGTGGCGAAGAGCCCTTCGCGACCTTCGAGCAAGACTTGGCGATCGCTGTCGCGCGCTCCGAAGCGACGGCCGTGCAGTTCATTGCCACCGCTGCCGCCGACAACTGGAAAGCCAACGCATGGTGGCTCGAGCGCCGCTTCCCGAAGCGCTATGGCGCGAAGCAACAGCTACGGGTCACGAAGGCGCCGGCCGAAATGACCGACGAAGAACTGCAAGCGGCCATCGCTGCGCACGGCTTCGTGCGTGCACTCCCGACCGACCCGCTCACGACCGACAGCATCACCCTCGCCGAAGAGAGCACATAACCCATGTCAACGCGCCCTACGCTACCGATCCCGACTTGGTCGACCGCCGGTACGAATATCGAGCCGAGCTCCGGCAAAAAGTCGCAAGGCTGGGTCGTCAATGAGCGCCCGCCCGCAGAATGGTTGAACTGGCTTCAAAACAGCGCCGGCGCTTGGTTGCAGTTCCTAGCCGACGTCACGAACGGCGCGCCCACGGCCGATCTCAAGCTCAACTTTGCCAATACAGACATGTTCGCGCCGCTCATAGACGTCACGACGGCGCCGCCGGCGAGCGGCTTTCGCTTGCTGCAACGCGTGCTCGTCGGCGGCACGCAACACGTCAACGTCTATGCAGGCAACGCGACCCGACGGCTCGTGTTTACCTACAATGCGACGTGGGGGGGCTCGAGCTGGCTCTGCGAAAACAGTGGCCAGGGTGCTTCGGCGCTCGCGCTGCTCGGCGACGGCTCGCAAACCACGCTGGAGCTTCTCTGGCATGCGGCGACCGGCGGCACGTGGGGAGATGCGTCATGGGGGCGCGGCAACATTCTCGTAAACACGTTCACGGCGGCCGGTCTCTCGGCGACCGGCGGCACGTTTACTAACCTCACGGTTACGCAAGACCTCACGGTGCAACGCGACGCCATCGTCACACGCGACGTCACCGTCGGGAACAACATCACTGTCACGCACGACATCGCCGCCGAAGATATCGTCGGAAACACCCTGCGTTCACTCGGTCAGACGTTGGTCTTCGGTCCACTGACTGTCCAATCCGACAAGTTGCAGCTCTACCAACCCGTAGACATCGTTTATGACGCGGTGCTAGGGCAGCCGATCCGCAAAGTGCAAATCCCGCTCATGTCGGGTGTCGAGCATGGCGGAAACATCTCGAGCACGAACGGTTACGACCAAAGCGCAGGATACCTTCACACCGCGCCCGGCATCGACCGCGTATTCGAATATACCTTCATGATCCCGCGCGGCTGCGTGTCTTGGAATCTCGAGATGTTGCAAATGAGTCCGGATTCTGGGCACGCCAATAATCTTGTCGTGCTCAAGTCAAACCGCGACATGGATGCGCCGACGAGCACGCCCGGCGCTATCGCAACGATGGGCTCGCGCACTGTCGGCAGTTTTTCAGGCACAAACGCAATACCCGTCGCGCTGTCTCTTCCCATCACCGAACTCGTTGATCCATACAACAACACCTACTTCGCGCGCATCGGCATCAAGGGTAACGCCGCCGGCACTAACCGACTCTATGGCGTGCGGCTCGTCTACAACGATCCAGGCGCCCGCAACGGCTGACAAGAGCCCGGCGCTTCGCTCGGTGGCGCACCCAAGACACGACCTGTCAGCGCTCATAGCTGAGCATCAACGCCGGGCGACGCGAGCCGCGCGACGCCCGGCGACACTGCATGCGTTCATAAAAGCCGCTTGGCCGCTCGTCGTTCCCAACGCGCCATTCATCGACAACTGGCACTTGGGCGCACTGTGCGACCACCTGGAAGCGCAGTCGCGCGGACAGTTGCCGCGCTTGGTCATCAACGTACCGCCGGGCTCGAGCAAGTCGACGACCGTTTGTGTCATGTGGCCATGTTGGGAATGGACATGGAACCCGGGATCGCAATGGCAGTTCGGCGCCTACGCCGACACGCTCGCCGTTCGCGACAGCTTGCGCTGCCGGGGCCTGTTTGAAACTGAATGGTATAAAGACCTGTACAGCGAGACTTGGAAGCCACAGCGCGGCCGGTGGCTGGCAAATTGGTTGCAGAATGACAAAGGCGGAATACGCCAAGCGATAAGCGTCGGCGGCTCGCCGACGGGGTTTCACGCGCACCACCAAATCGTCGACGACCCGCTGAAACCCATCGAAGCGCACTCGCCGGCGGCGCTAGAGCGCTGCACTAGGTGGTGGTTTGAAACGATGGCGAGCCGCGTTTTGCCGGGGCAAAACACGCGGACAATCATCATGCAGCGATTGCATGACCGCGACCTAGCCGGGCAAGCCGCCGAGCAAGGTTATGCGGTGCTGTCGATTCCGATGCGCTATTTCAGCGCCGCGGCGCGCGCTCCGACGCCGATCGGCTGGCTCGACCCGCGCTCGAGCGACGGCGAGCTGCTTTGCCCTAGCCGATGGGACGAATCCGAAGTCGAGCGGCGCAAGAAAGAATTTGGGCCGGATGGCTGGGCCGCTCAAGACCAACAAGACCCGGTGCCAGAAGGCGGCGCGATATACAAACAAGAGTGGTTTCATAACTACTATCGCGAGCGGCCGCGGCTCGAAGGCGCGCTCGTCGTCATCAGCTTTGACTGCGCATTCAAGAGTCACGAGACGAGCTCTTACGTCGCCGGGCAAGCTTGGGCGTTCAAGCCGCCTAACTTCTATCTGCTCGCCGAAGTGCGCGAGCATCTCGACTTCGTCGGTACCATCGCCGCCGTGAAGTCGCTTTATGCACAGTTTCCCGAAGCATCCGCGGTGCTCATTGAAGATAAGGCCAACGGTCCGGCCGTGATTGAGATGCTCAAGTCGAGTATTCCCGGCGTGCTCGCCATCGAGCCAGACGGGTCTAAGGAGGCTAGAGCCTATGCGACGCAGCCCATCTTCGCGAGCGGCAACGTGTGGCTTCCCGACGCTTCACTCGCGCCGTGGATCCTTGATTGGGTCACAGAGCACAAGCGCTTTCCGCGCGGCATCGCCAACGATAGGGTAGACGCGCAGACGCAAGCGATTCGCTGGTGCTTGAAAGGCGGCTTCGGCGACTACTATGCCGGGCTCGAGTCGCTCGACGTCTAACCCATTGACACCCGACTAGCGTGCCAATACACGCCGGCATGACTGAGCCTGCCGAGCCCATTCTACAGTTCTTCGAGTTCGAGCATTTGCCGCCGGGTCTGCAACACGTGAGCGCACCGTTCGCGGCGCTTGCTTCGCGCATCGTGCACACGCTGCCGCGCAACGCCGAGCGCTCGACCGCGCTTCGCAAGCTGCTCGAAGCGAAAGACGCCGCCGTGCGCGCCGCTATCGCACGCCCGGTCTCAACGCTCATCGCCGGAGAAGCAGCCACCATGCCGGAGCGCACGATCGGACCGGTCGGCATATCTGGGCCCGTGGCGCTTAGCGATTGCCAACACCCGCCACCCAACACCGCGCGCAACGAAGACCCAAACGAAGGCAAGTGACGCATGGAATGGCGCGGCGACAGCTGGGAAAACGCGGTTACCGGGCTCGGCACGTTGCGCGACAAGATGCAAGCGCATGCGCCGAAGCTGCGCTCGCAACTCTCCGACGCTTCGCTCGAAGCGCTTCACACCGAAGACGATATCTGCGCGCGCATTGTCGAGCAGCTTCCCGCCGATGCTCTTCGTGAGGGGTTCTCAATCAGCATCGCCGCCGACCAAGTCGCCGACACTGCGACCGTCGGCAACGACATCGACGCCGCGCTCGCGAGCCTAGGTGCTGAAGCGGCGCTGCGTGAAGCATGGGTATGGGGGCGCCTTTACGGCTTCGGCGCCGTGTTTCTCGGCGTCGACGACGGGCGCACGCCCGACGAGCCGCTCGACCTAAACGCCGTCGTGCGGCTCACGCACCTAAACGTGTTCCGGCGCACGCAGTTGCAGCACAACACATACTACGGCGACATCTCGGCGCCCAACTACGGCAAGGTCGCGACCTACCGCGTCACCAATCTCGGCTTGCCATACGGCAGCACCGCGAAGCCGTTGTCGACGGGCGCCAATAACCTTGTCGTGCACGAGTCGCGCTTGCTCGCGTTTCGCGGCGTGCTCACGTCGCGCTTCGGTGCGCAGTCGGCGTGCTTTTGGGACGATTCCATCTTGCAGCGTGTTTACCAAGCCGTGCAGGCGAGCTCTTCGTCTTGGATGGGCGCGGCCCATCTAATGACCGACGCGTCACAAGGTGTGCTCAAAATCGCTAACTTGATGCAACTCATGACCGCGGCCGGCGAAGAAAAGCTGCGCGCGCGCATCAAGTTTCTGGACATCTGCCGGAGCGTCGCACGTGCCATTCTGCTCGACGAGCGAGAAAGCTTCGAGCGCATCGCAACGCCATTCTCAGGCATTCCCGAGCTACTAGACCGGTTTATGATGCGCGTCGCCAGCGCCGCACAGATGCCGGTAACCGTGCTCTTCGGACGCTCGCCGGCGGGCATGAACGCTACTGGCGAGTCTGACATTCGAACATGGTACGACCAAGTCGCAGCCGAGCGCGGCAAGCGGCTCACGCCGCAGATCGACAAGCTCGTGCGCGTCATCATGGCGACCGACAAGGGGCCGACTAAAGGCAAGATGCTCGACGGCTTCGACGTTGTGTATCCGCCGCTATGGCAACCGACCGCCAAAGAGTGCGCCGAGACACTCAAAACGCTCGCCGATGCACTCGCGACGCTCGTCAACTCCAAGGTGATTCTACCCGAAGAGGGTGCAATCAAGCTCGCGCGCTCCGGCGAGTTCGACGAGCTCGACGTCGAAGCCCGCGAAGCGGCGCTGCGCTATGAGCTCGCTCGACTCGCCGAGCCGCAGCCCGACCCGGCGCCAATGCTGCCGCCAGGCAACGGCATCGACCCGGCGCCGCCTAACGGTCTGCCGACGGAGCCATACGACGCATGAGCGCGCCGGCGCCCGGCTTGCGCTCGAGTTCGAGCTCGGCGCCCGACTTTCCGACGACGGCGCTACACGGGTATCTGTCCGCACTGCTCGGCAGCGGTCGCGAAGTCGAGCGCACGCTGCGCGCGCATGTCTTGCCGTATCTGCCGACGCTCGCGCACGACTACGCCGCCGCCGGCGCCGCCGAAACTCGGCGCGACGGCCGGCGCATGCGCGTCGCTGTCGTCGGTGGGCCACGCACGGGCAAGACGACGGCCGCTCGAGCGCTCGCCGACGCACATGCGCTGCCGCTTCGACATGCCGACGACCTCATACCGCTTGGCTGGAGTCGCGCCAGTGAGCAGCTCGCGCACGAGATGCGCTTGTCTGACGGCGGCGTCTTCGAAGGCGTCGCCATCGCTCGAGCGCTGCGCAAGCTGCTCGAGCTCGAGCCCGGCCGACCGCTCGACGCCGTCGTGCGCTTGCGCGCGCCCTATGCCGAGCTCACGCCGGGGCAAGCGGCCATGTCGGCGGGACATGACCGCGTGCTCGAAGCGATATTGCCCGAACTCGAGCGCCGTGGCGTGCGCATGCTCGAACTGCCGGCGCAAGGGCTCACCGCTCGAGCGGCGCTCACCTTCACCGCGGCCGCCGGCGTTACTCCGCGGCTCGACGCGCGCGACCCGCTGCTCGGCGAGCTCTTCGCCCGAGCTCGAGCGGCGCACCGCTTCGACGTGCGGCCGGCCGCGCTACTCGCCGGCATGCGCGTCGACGAGCATGTGCGTACGACGCTCGAGCACCAGGTCGCCGAAGCGCTCGGCTTGCCACGCTATGCCATCCGCGCTGCGATCGCGCCGCCGCGCACCGATGCCGCCGAGCGCACCGACGCCAAAAAGAAGACGCCACAACAAAAGATCGCCGCAAAGCATCCGCTCGCCGCTATCGACCCGCTCAAGCCCGGCAGCCCTATCGCCGGCAAGCTAGACGCATTCGTCAAGGCAAACGTGGCGCGCGTCGGCACCATGACCGACAGCACATACGCGCAAGCGCAAGACGCCGTGCGTAAAGGGCTCGAGCAAGGCTTGCGGCCCGAAGCCCTTGCCGCGAAGCTGCTCACTCAGACGAAAGACATCAGTCAGAATCAAGCGACCATCATCGCCAACGATGCCGTCGGCAAGTTTCACGGGGCTCAGACGCAGCTTCGACAACAAGCGCTCGGCGTCACGCATTACAGATGGCGCACCGTGCGTGACCTGAAAGTGCGCCCGGGACATCGCGCGCTCGAAGGCACCGTGCAGTCTTGGGCCGAGCCGCCGGTCACGAATCCGAGCACGGGCCAGCGCGCGCATCCGGGCTTCGATACGAACTACTATGCGTGTCGATGTAGTGCGTCGCCCATCATCGACCCGGCGACCATAGCGCCGCCGACGGACAGCCCGTTCGCACGCAAACCGGGCCCGCCGGCGCCGCAATTGCCGCTGCCGGGCGTGACGCCGCCGCCGTATCCACAACGCCCATTCCCTGTCATCACAGAGCCGCCGAAGCCCGCGAAGGGCTCGAAGCCGAGAAGAGCGCCGGCGCCGCAACTACCGCAGCTCACGTTGCAGCCGCCGACAGCGGCACCGCCGCCGCCGCCGCTACCGCTGCCGCCGACGCCCGCACCGCTACCAGCGCCCGCACCAGCACCAGCGCTGCCGCCGGACATACCGGCCGCCGACCGGGCGCTACTCGCGCCGCTCGAGTATGGCGTCCCTGATGCGCAGCTGGCGTATTTGCGCGAAGGTATGCGCGACTTGACTGCCATTACCAGCGCATACGCCGGTGCTACGGAGACCGAAGTTGACCTTATCGCGACCGGGCAAAGTCGGACGAAAACCGGGCAAGCTTTCGAGCCTATCGTGATATCGGCCGAGCCCGGCTACATGGAACTCACAGACGGTCGACACCGCATGGCGGCGGCTCGCGCGGCCGGCGCGAAGCGGATACTTGCGCGCATCAGGATACCCGGCGGCCGCGAATACCTCCGCGTCATTCCGATCCCGAAGTAGCACGCTGTCGGGTCACTGATAGTTCGCCGGCGACATCGCTGCGCGGTACGTCACGCGTGTATAGCGTTGCCCGCCGGGGCCGATCGCGCGCTCGTCGAGCTCGCGCACGCAACCGCACCGCTTGCACCCTTCGACGACCACGCTGCCGCCGAGCGCCGGCAGCCATGCGTGCGCGCCGAAGCCTGGACACAGCGGCTCGAGCGGCGACACTTCGACGTATGCCGCGCCGACCTCGCCGCTTGTCTCGCACATGACCGACACTTCGAGCAGTCGCGTCGTGCAGCTTCGCGCGCGTTGCGTGTCGACGTCGACGCGCGCGAGCGCTTGCGCAAGCGCGAGCTCTGCAGTCGCGCTCTCGACCGCGGTATATGGTGTTGCGTCCTCTGACACGATCCATGTGGGCATGGCCTAACAAACCTCCTGTGTGCTGCAAGCTATAGCGCTCGAGCTCTAGCGCGGTCAACAGCACACTGCGTCGGTAAAGCGGTGTGGATAAGCCGTGCGTAATCTGTGGACAAGTGCACCGATCCATCGATGCTCTGGTCCACCGGTGCATCGGTACACCGGACCGCCTAACCCTCTCACCTTGCACCCACCCAAGGTTGCGCCGCTCGCCCGCCGGCGAGAAAGCTCGAGCTCGGCAGCCCGGCGCTAGAACGTTACCTGCTTGCCCCGGGGTTAGGGCGACCAACCGCTCGACATCCGGACCGAAAGCGCCCCGGGGCCGCCAGCGCCCGGGGGTATCCGGCGGCCGATGCACCGGTGCACTGGCTCACCGATGCATCGGTGCTCTTGACAACCGCTGCGCGTGCCAATACGCGTGCGCGTGACAGTCACGCGCTACGACGCAGCCCGGCTTGGTAACGTTCGCAAGACGTCGCAGGGCTTTTTGCGCGCCCCGGCGCGCGTCACGCGCACCGGTGTGCTCACCTATCACCGCGCCGACGGCTCCGTCGTGCGCGAGCTCCGGCGACCCGACAACGTCTTCGCCGCCGATTCGCTCGCCACGCTCGCCGATGCGCCAGTGACCGACCTACACCCGCGCGACATGCTGTCGCCGGCCAACGCGAAGCAGCTCGCCGTCGGCCATGTGTCCGGCGCATCCGCTCGAGCAGACGCCGGGCGCTTCGTCGAAGCACAGCTCGTCATTACCGACGCCGCCATGATAGCGGCCATCGAAGCCGGAGACCGCAGCGAAGTCAGTTGCGGTTACACGTGCGACCTCCTGCATGGCGCCGGCGTCTTCAACGGCGAGCACTACGACGCCGAACAAAAAAACATCATCTACAACCATGTCGGCATCGGGCCGCGCAATTGGGGCCGCGCCGGCGCCGAAGTCGCGCTGCGACTCGACAGCAAGACGCCAGACGACTTTGCGCTCGGCGAAGGCGCCGCGCGAGCAGTGCTCACCGACGAGCCAAAGAAGGACAGCAACATGGATCTGGTCACCATTCGCATCGACGGAATCGAAGCGCAAGTCTCACCGACGACCGCGCAGATACTACAACGCACGCTCGACACGCGCGACACCGCTGCGCGAGACGCCGCCGCGAAGCTCACAGACTTGCAGAAGCGCTTCGACGCGCAGCAAGCCGAGCTCGACGCGACGAAGACGCAGCTCGCGCAAGCCGCCGACCCGAAGCGCTTCGACGCCGCGCTGCGCGACCGACTCGAACTGCTCGACCGTGCTCGACCGGTGCTCGGCCGTGATGCGAAGCTGGACGGCAAGAGCCCGCGCGAAATCAAAGAGCTCGCGCTAGAGAAGATAAAGGCCGGCGGCAAGCTCTCAGAACGCTCAGACGCGTATATCGACGCGCTCTTCGACGTCACCGTCGACAAGTGGCTCGCCGACAACAAGGTCAATAACTCTCGCCATGCCGACCCGGCGCCGCACCATGACGGCGGCCCGAACGTCGATGTACACGCGATCCTAGACGGTCGCACCGACGGCGTGCAGCCGCTCAAGCGCGAATATCAGTCGCCGCCATGGCGCTCGAAGCTCGCAAGCACGCGCACCGAGTAGGCCGACCACACACCGACCACTCAGGAAAGGGAAACTCGCAACATGCAGCTCTCATATCCAGTAAACCCACCGCTCGGCGTGCACGGCCAACATATCGAAGGATGGCCGAGCGCCATCGCCACAGGCATCGCACAAGCCGGCGTCGTGCAGGTCGGATGCGTTGTCATCTTCGACCCGACCGTCGGCTACGACCCGCATGCCATCAAAGCGCCCGCCGCTACGGGCGACGTCACGACGACACTCGGCGTCGCAGGCATCACAGTATGGGACCCAACCTATCCCGAGCCGCCATACAGGCTCGGCGCGTCCGTACCCGTCATGCGCAAAGGGCGCATTGCCATCGCCGCCGAGACCGCGCTAGCCGCGCATACAAACCCCTTCGTGCGCTTCACGGTCGGTGCTGTCGGCACGCTGCTTGGCGCGCTTCGCAATGACGCCGACACAGCGAAGGCCGTCGCCGCGCCCTACCTAACCGTCGTCATCGGCGCCGCTGCCGGCGGCGTCGCCGTCGTGGAGATCAACCTGTAACGCGCCCACTGCGCCAGCGCTCGAAAGCCAACGCCAATGCAACATATTCTCGATAGGCTCGACTCACATGCGCTCGAAGAGCAGCTCGCGCAGCTCGGCAAGCGACTCGACGCCGCCAGCTTCGCGAACGTCGTGCTCGCCATCGCACATACGCGCGCATCCATCCACGGCATCGACCGCTTAGACGCCAACGAAACGGCGCTCTTCGGGCGAGACTTGGAGTTTATCAGCGCGCGACTTCGCGAAGTGCATCGGCCGGCGCTCAAGTGGCGACAGTTCGTGCCAGTGAGCTCGGAAGCACCGCCGGGCGCTGAGACTTGGTCCTATCGCATGTGGGACAGCACCGGCATGGCCGAGATTGTCGCGAATTTCGCCGACGACATTCGCCGCGTAGCTGTGATGGCAAAGAAGCAGAGCTACGACATCGCGACCTATGCGCTCGGCTACGACTATTCGGTGCTCGACATCGAACGCGCCAGCATGGCCGGCGTCGACTATCAGAACAAAGAAGCAGAAGCCGTCCGGCTCGGCTTCGAGCAACGGCTCGAGCGAATCGCTTCGGTGGGCCAGGCCGGCACGACCATCAAGGGGCTCGTCAATCACCCGAACGTCCCCACGATCGCCGCTTCGAACGTCGGCGGAACGACTCCATGGGGCTCTGGAACGAAGACGCCTGACGACGTCTTGAAAGACATGATCGCCGCCGAAGACAGCATCTTGACGGCGACTAACAGTGTCGAGTCACCTGACACGCTGCTCTTACCGCTCAGCAAATACCGATATATTCAGAACACGCCAGTATACACGGGCGCCGGCAGCGATCCCGAAGACACGATTCTGCGCGTGTATCTCGCGCGTAGTGCTTTCGTGACCAACGTCGATTGGTGGATGCCGCTCGCAACGGCAGACGCCGCCGGTACAGGGCCGCGCGGCATCTGGTATCGCCGAGACCCGCGTTACGTGCACTTCGAGCTCACCATGCCGCCGCGCGAACTGCCGCCACAGGCAAAAAACCTCGCACTCTCCGTCGAAAGCTGGGCTCGCGCCGGCGGCGTCGCTTGGGAATATCCGCTCTCGGCCGTCTACATGGACGGCATCTAACCGGGCGCCACACCGCACACGCACGAAGGGAAAACGCACACCATGCAGCCCCGCTACACCGCACCCACACCGACGCCACAGGCGACCGGCGAAGCCACGGTTACAAACCTAACAGCCCGCATTCTGTGGGTCCAGAGCATCGGCAAGCTCATCAAGTTTCCGCCGCTCGAGACGATAATCGTCGCGCCAGAAGACGTGGAACAAGTTGGCTATGCGCTCGTCGGCGTCTTCGCGCCATACGTCGCCGACGGCACCATCACATATACGCTGCCGGAGCCACCGCCGCCGGAAGCAGACCCAACCGGCACGACAGAGTGCCCGCCGGCGACGCCTCCGACCACTACCACCGCGCCAGCGCCGACGCCGGGGCAACTGCCGTCCGACACGACTACGCCGCCGACAGCGGCGTCCAAGCCGGGACTCAAGGGCTCGAGCAAGTAACCCCACACCATGACCGTCACCGTCGAGCAAATCTTTGACGAGTTCCCGGAGTTCGCGCGCTGCGCGTTCTCGCTCGTCAAGGCCAAGCTCGACGACGCCGAAGCACTCACCGCGTCGACGTTCGCCGGCGCAACGCCCGTGGCGAAGCCAGATGGGCTCACGCCGCCGGGCACAGCGCTCGTCGATACCGCGCGCGACATGCGGGTCAAGTACCTCACGGCCGAGCTCTTAGTCTTGACGCCGGCTGGCGAGTTCGCGCGGCTCGACCCGAGCAAAGAACCCGACGGCGCGCGCTCCATTTATGAGCGGCGCCGCATGGAGCTCGACCGCAACTACAACCCGCTCGCCATGGTGCTTTGACATGGCTGTCACCGATACAGATAAAGGCTGGGATGACCTCGGAAAAGCTGTTGCCAAGCTCAATGGCGGCCCTTATGTGCTCGTCGGCATTCAAGGTGCGAAGGGCTCCGCGCAGCACGGCGCCGACGGTTTGACGAATATCGAACTCGGCACGATCCACGAGTTCGGGTTAGGTGTGCCGGAGCGCTCATTCATCCGCGCCGGCGTCGACGAAAACCAGAAAACACTCGTCGACTTCATGGCGCTACAAGGTCAGCGCTTTTTGCTAGGCGAGCTCACCGAAGCGGCCGTGCTCGGTCTCACTGGCGAGAAAGCCGTAGACATCATCAAAGATCGCATCATCGCGCATATCGAGCCCGCGTTGCAGCCCGAGACGGTCGCGAAGAAAGGCGGCATCGAGACGCCGCTTGTCTGGCACGCGACGCTTATCAACTCCATTACCTGGGAGATAGGCGCCAAGTGAACTGGCAAGACTTCGCCGATGGTACGCGCGCTTGGGTCGCAAGCACGTCGAAGATTCAGATCGATGACGTCGTCTGGACGGGCGAGCCCGAAGGCATGCTCGGTCGCCCTTGTGCGCGGCTGAATCTGCTCGGCGCCAATCCGCCGGTGAGTAGCGACGAAGTGCGCCTAGTGTCGCAGGGACCCGGCGAAGACGCCGCCGTGCGCATCGTCGGCAACCGCGCGATCACCCTGAATGTGCTCGTGCAGACTCGCGACGGGACGCCATGGGGCCGCGCATTCCGCTATCTCGAGCGGCTTCGAGACTCGCTCTTTTTGCCAAGCACGCAACAGCTATTCTCAGAGCTGCGCGTTGCGCTCGAAGGCCCCGGCGTGCTCGTCGACTTGCAGCGCTTTGTCGACTTCCGCCGCGAGTCGGCCGCAAGCCTCGACCTTCGACTCAACTATGCGTTCGACACCATGTGCGAATGCGGCGAAGGGCTCACGCCAGAAACCATCGGCACGATTGAACACGTGCGTGTTGCAGGCACCGTTTACACGCCATTCGGCGGCGACGTCGACGTTGTGCATGTCACCGAAAAACAGTTCGATAGATAGGTGAAGCCTTGGGAACCGAAATCGAAGTTATTCAACACACGGTCGTAGTCGCCGACGCCACGGTGACGCGCTTCGGCTTCGGCATTGCGCTCATTGCCGTCAATCATAGCTACTGGCCGGAACTCGTGCGCACGTTCAACACCGCCGACGAGCTCACGCTACCGCCTTACAACGTGCCGAAGACGAGCGCGCTATATATCGCGGCGAAGCAGCTCAAGTCACAGTCGCCGAGCCCGCCTTCGTACAAGGTCGGCCGACTCACCGGCAGCTTTACACAGACGTTCACGCTCACGCCGTCGGCGCCGACTGCGCCTAACCAACACTACACCGTGACCATCGACGGCATCGCGGTCGACGTCACAGGATCGCCGCCGGATACCGACGCGCAAGTAAGCGCAAAGCTCATCACTGCGATCAATGCGATCACTGACGTTACGGCGACCGGCACGACGAGCGTCACTGTCACCAGCGACACCGCGAACGTCACGCACGCCGTCTCGAACGTGTCGGGCAACATCCTATTCACCGACACGACGCCGGCGCCGACCGTGCTACCGGCGGTCGACTTGGCTGCCATCCGTGCGGCCGATGGCGACTGGTATGCGCTGCTCATGCTCACGCCGAGTACGGCCGCCATCTCGAGCGCCGCGTCTTGGGCTCAGCTCGAGCGCGCTATCTATCTCGCGGCGAGCTCCGACAGCGCGATCCCAACGTCGGCGACAACGGACATTGCGAGCGTGTTGCAGGCTCAGTCAATGACCCGCTCGTCCATCTGGTATCACCCAAATCAGGCCGAGTATCTCGACGCGGCCGTCGTCGGTGCGATTTTGCCGAAGTTGCCGGGGCCCGTGACGTTCGCGAACAAGGGGCTCGCGGCCGTCACCATGCAGAATCCGAACGCGACGCAGCGCTTGGCGCTCAAGACCAAGCACGCCAACTGTTACGTCAACATCAAGGGGCTTGGCTTCACCTTGTGGGGCTGGGCTGCTTCGGGGCGCTTTCTCGACGTCACCGTCGCGATCGATTGGTTCGACGTCAACATCGAAGATCGCATTGTGTCCCTGTTACGCAACAATGACGTCGTGCCGTATACCGCGAGCGGCATCGAGCTCGTGCGGTCGCAAATCAACGGGCAAATACTCGACGGTATCGCGCTCGGCATCATCGACGGTCAACAGCCCTATTCAGTCACGGCGCCCGAGCTCGCCGCCATCGACCCGGCGCTCAAGACACAGCGCATTCTGCCGGACATGCGTTACACGTATGCACTGTCCGGCGCTATTCACCAAGTCCGCGTTGTCGGGCTCGTGCAGGTCTAGGACCCAATAGTCAGAAGCCAATAGGAGCCACCGCGTATGGGTTTCAAAGCCTGGAATATCAATGAAATGTCGCTGAGCCTAAACGCCGTACCGCTCGACGGCGGCGGCTATGCCGAAGATGAAGTGCTCACAATCGACTGGACAGAAGATTGGTTTAGCATGTACGTCGGCGCAGACGGCGAAGTGACGCGCGTGCGTACGAACAACTTTTCCGCGCTTGCGACGCTCAAGTATGCGCAGACCGCCGACGCCAACGACCGCTTGAGCGCCATGCTCACGGCCGATATAGCCGTGCTAAACGGTGCCGCCGCCGGCGTCTTCAATGCTCGTGACCAATCGGGCCGCTTGCTCGTCACGAGCGCGCGAGCTTGGATCACTGCGCCGCCGGCCATCAAGATCGGCAAAACGGTGCAAGTCTATGAATGGAAAATCAACCTCGCCGACGCGCGCACTTCGTTCTTTGGGGGCCGCTAACAGATGCCGACTCGCGCGGTAAAGGACAAGATCATTGGCGGTCATCGCTACGAAGTGACGTTGCTCGGCGCGAAGCAGGGACGCGCCATGCTGGTGCGTCTGGTGCGCCTTATGGGGCCCGCAACGGCCGGCTTCATCGAAGGTACCCTGCATGCAAAGGGCGACCTCACCGTGTCGCTCGCGTCGGGCGCGTCCGATGCCATCCGCGAGCTGTCGCAGCGCATCACCGAAGCCGAGTTCGCCACCGTGAGCGACGAGCTCGCGCGCTTCACGGTCGTGCATCTCGACCTCGAGCACGCGCCGAAGCTCGACGCCATCTTCGAAGACCACTTCGCCGGGCGCTATGACGTCATGTTGCAGTGGTTCGGCTTCGCGCTAGAGGCAAATTTCTCGAGTTTTTTCGACGGCACCGCGAGCGGCAAGAGCACGCTCGCGGAACGGTTGAAAGCGCTGATGTCATTACTTGCGCCATCCCGGCCGGCGTCGACTGGGATATCCACCGCATCGCCACAAGCAGCCACTACCACGCCGGGCTAACGGAGATTTGCCACGATTGGAGTCTTGACGACCTATACGACGCTCACGCGGTGCTCGACATGTACGACGAACTAGACCGCCGCCACGCTGCCGCAGCAAGGGACCGCAAGTGAGCGCCGTAGTCGTGCGCGAGCTCGTCGCGCTGCTCGGCTTGAAGGTCGATGAAGCCGCGTTCAAGAAAGCCGACGCCGGGCTCGAGAAGGTCAAAAAAGGGCTCGAAGGCGTCGACGGCAAGATGCGCGACGCCAAGGGGCGCTTCATCGGCGCCGGGCGCGGTATGGGCGACAGCGCTGCCGCTGCCGCCGGCGCCAATGCGAAAGCCATTGCGAAGCAGGTAGGCGGCTCGAGCGGCATCGGTAGCGCCATCGGCGCGACGCTCGGCAAGTACATCGGCGGCGCCGCGGTCGTTTCCGCGATCGCGCACATGACCGAGCTCGCCAGCTCGGCGGATGAAACCAACAACGTATTGCAGCAAGTCTTCGGCCCTACTGGCGAAGCCGAAGTGCATGCGTGGGCCGAGACGACCGCGCGCGAGATGGGTCGGTCGAAATACGCGCTCGAAGCCAATGCCGGCGCGCTCGGCGCCATGCTCGAGCCTATGACCGGCAGCGCCAGCAAAGCGCAAGAAATGTCGACGCGCTTCGCCGGGCTCGCGGTCGATTTGGCGAGTTTCTTCAACGCATCCGACGACGATGCGCTCGCGGCGCTCAAGAGCGGGATCTCAGGCGAAGCCGAGCCGCTCAAGAAGTTCGGCATCGTCATGCAAGACGCGACGCTGCAAGAATACGCGCACAAAGAGGGTATCCAAAAGAAGCTAGCGGCGATGACTGTCGCCGAGAAAACAGAGCTCAGATACGGCTACATTCTGAGCCAGACCACGAAGGCGCAAGGGGACGCCGCTCGCACGTCCGACGGCTTCGCCAACCGACAACGCGCGCTCACCGACTCGGTTCGCGACCTCGCCACCGACATCGGGAAAAAGTTTCTGCCGGTCGCTACCAAGCTGCTCGGTTGGGTACTCGTCTCAATCAAGAAATTTGGCGAACTCACGAAGACGAGCAACGTGCTGAAGGCGAGCATCGCAGTGCTCGGCGTCATCATGCTTGCCGCGTTCGGTCCGGCGGTGTTTACCATTGGCGCCGTCGCGGCCGCACTGCTTCTAGTCATCGGCATCGTTGACGACCTCATTACCTGGTTTGAAGGCGGCGATTCTGCCTTCGGCGACTTGCTAGAAAGCATGTTCGGGCTCGGCAGCTCGGCCAAAGTGCTCGCGGCGTTCAAAGACGCGCTCGACGATGCCGGTAAAGCTTGGGACGTCTTCACCACCGCTATCCGTCGCTTCCCTTGGGAGGATACCTTTGAGCGTTATGATCGGCGGTTGCGCGTCTTCGGCGAGACCATCAGGCTATTGGCGAAGCAGTGGCGCTACTTCGCCGGCGTCACGGGCGACAAGCCCATCACAGACGAAGAGTCGCAAGATATCGCAGCCGAAGCCGAAGACGCCGCCGCCGCCGGCGTGCGACGTATGCGCGCCAGGGAAGCAGAAGCCAAGCGCTTGCAGCGCGAAGCCGAAGCGCGCGCCGAAGTGCAACGCCAGCTCGACGCCGAAGCCGTAGAAAACAAAGGCCGTCCGGACCTCGCCTATGCGAATCCGTATGCGTCCTACTCCGGCGGTATATCCACGTCGGCGCCGCTGCCGGCGCCGCAGTCGGCGACGACGGTCAATCAAGCGCCCATCACGATCAATAACTTCCTGCCTCCCAACGCCAACGTCGGCGACTACACGCGCGGCCAAGACCGCGCAAACGATATCAACCTTCGCCGCACGAAAGCCGCGCTCGAGCGAACAGCGCCGTAAGAGCCACCATGCCCGACGCCTATCAACGCGAAGTTATGCACTTGCAAATCGACCGCATCTGGATCGATTGCAGCATCCGCGAAAGCCACGGCATGAGCGCGCAGTGCACACAGTTTCCGGTCGAAGACGGGCCCAACGTGAGCGACCACGTGCGCATACAACCCGAAACGCTACATCTCGAAGGCGTCGTCTCGAATACGCCGCTCGACGCGCCAAAGTCGCATACCGAAGGGCTCGTCTTCGACGACAAATCGAGCTACGCGCTACGCGACGCCCACGGCCAAAAAATCACGACCACATTCGACGCTTACGTCTCGAAGTCGCTCGAAGGCGAGCCGGTCGGCGCGTGGTTGAGCGTTCTGCCGTTCGTAGGCCAGGTCGCCGACCTCACACGCCGCAGCACCGATCCACGTTGGCCGAAGGTCAAGCTAGCTATGGAGCGCGCGCAGCCGCGTAACATTCTCAATAACCTATCCATGACGGCACCGCAGATGCTGCGCTCTCCGGCCGCAAACCAGCGCAGCGACGTCGCTACGTCATCTGTCGACCGCGTCGAAGCCGTGGCGGCCGCGCTGCGCGACTCCTTCATGCGCCGGCGGCCCGTGCAGGTCGTCACCGCTTTTCGGACCTATCAGAACGCCGTCATGGTCGAGCTGTCTGTCACGCGCGACGCGTCGAGCTCGCGTAACGCACTCATGTTCACGGCGCAGTGCCAGATGGTCAACGTCGTCGGCGTGACGTATGGAACGCCATTGCCCGCACAGGTACGTGCGACGCCGGCGAAGGCAAAAGGGACCCAAAACACACAGCCAACCAAGCCCGGCGAAATCTCGCCGGACCAAAAAGACAAGACGAGCGCGCTCAAGCAAACGCTCAGCTCAGCGCGCGCAAGACTCTCTGCGCTCGCGCATCCTACACCATAGCCGCGCATGGCAAGCCTACGCATCGTCACGACGCCCGACGTCGACTCCGCACAACGCGTGCAGCTAAGCGGCTCGAGCTACGCGTTGCGCATCGTCTGGAGTCAACGCGGCGCGTGCTTTCACATGCATGTGTCTGATAGCGCCGGCGTACCGCTCGTCGTCGGCGTGCGTATGATCACCATGTATCCGCTGCTCGACCGCTATCATTACAACACGGCGCTACCGCCGGGCGATTTATGGTTTCTCGACATGCGCGACGTCGGCGCGAAACCGACGCTCGCCGAGATGGGCGACCGTTTTCGCCTGTACTACGTCACCGACGAAACATGGTGACGCATGGCCGACGACCCGAACGGCATACCAAAAGACGCTCTCTTCGACCGCATCTATGCGTTGCAGGTCGAAGACATTAGCATCGCCGCACTCAACATTCAGTTCAATGTCAAGCGCTCGCTCTCTGCGAAGGTCTCCGGCCGCTGCGACGTCGTGATAAACAACCTGTCAGAAGAGACCCGCAAGCGTCTGCATGCCATGCGGCAAGTCTTCGTGTCGCTCGAAGCAGGCTACGCGCATACGGGGCTGAGCCTGATTTTTCGTGGCGACCTCTCCGAAGCATGGAGCGCGCGCGAGAATACCGAATGGACAACCACGATCACGAGTGACGACGGCGGCGCAAAGAAGAAAGCCGCGCGCGTACAGCGCAACTATGTGCAGGGGACGTCTCTTGCGAAGATTATCACTGACATTGCCGCGGCGATGCACGTCGGCGTCGGCAATGCGGCAGCTATCGCCAATGACGCGCGGTACTGGAAAACGGGACAAGCCGCGGTCGGCAAAGGCATCACGACAAGCGGTAATGCCGTCTCACAGCTCGACCGCATCACACGGTCGTGCGGGCTGTCATGGTCGATTCAAGACGGCGAGCTGCAGTTTCTGCCGTCGCGCGACGCGGCGCTGCCGGACCCGCCTATCTTGCTGTCGCCGCAGAGCGGCTTGATTGAATCACCCGAGCTCGGTAAAGACCAACTCGTCAAAGCGCGGACGCTCATGCTTCCGGGGATGTATCCGGGTCGTCAAGTCGAACTCAAGACGCGCTATGTCGCCGGCATCTATCGCATCGACACGGTGAGTTTCAAGGGCGAATGGCATGGCAATGCATGGGGCGCCGAGCTCGAACTCAGCGCCGTCAAGCGCTAGGGGCTCTTGCGCACTGCTCGACTCTCCCGCTATGCACCGGCATGCAGAACGCCGACGACACGACAGCCCAGCCGACCGCGGCAGACGCCGAAGAGATCACCGCAGAGCAACCGGACACCGAAGCCGAGCCGCTCATACCGGCCGGCGACTTACAGCCCGTCCCGGCGGCGGTCGATGCCGAGCTCGACGACAGCGACGGATCAAGCGAAGCCAACGCCGCCGAGTCGAACTAGATGGCATCCGCGACGCCCGACTTGGCCGAGCTCGTGCAGGTCGCTATCGCTTCGGCGCTCGCCGACGCCCATACGGCCATGCCGGGTCAAATCGTCGCCGTCTACACCGATGCGAACGGCCGCGGTCAAAGCGCCGACGTTCGGCCGTCGCTGCGCAACACGCTTCCGACGGCCGACGACGTCGAAGGCTTCGAGCCTTATGCCGAAGAGGACCTACCGGTCATTCCGCGCGTGCCGATTGCCTACCCTCAGGGCGGCGGGTTCGCGATCACATGGCCGCTCGCGGCGGGCGACTTCGTTCTGCTCGTCTTCGCCGAGCGCTCGATTGACCAATGGCTCAACACGGCATCCAAAAGCCGCCAGGTTGCCATCTCGACGGGCGACCTTGGTACACACACGCTCGACGGCGCTGTCGCCCTACCGCTTGGCCCAGCGCCCTACGCGCACCTTCTAAGCGCGGTCGCTTCGGACGCCATGCGGCTCGGCCATGACACCGGCAAGGCCGTTTTCGTCACCGCCAGCAAGGTCAATCTCGGCAGCTCGGCGCCGACCGATGCCGTCGCGCTCGCCAGCAAGGTCGACGACGAGCTCGCGCGCATCGCCGCCGACCTCTCGCGGCTCACGCTCGCCACCGAAACCGCGATCGGTGCTGTCCCCGGCGGCGGCGCCGCGAAAACCGCATTCGCGGCTGCCGTCGGCTCGACCGCGGTGCCGCCGGCCAAAGTGCCATCGGACCCGGCCGCGGTCGGCTCGACCGTCGTCGGCAGCGACTAAGCGCTCAAGCCACAAGAGCACCGGTGCACCGATTCACCGGTGCACTTGCGCTTCGGTCGGCTCTGCCTGTATTGCCCGGCGTGACCGACCTTGCGCTCGACCCGCTCGACGGGGACATCGTCATCGCCGGCGGCGACCTGGTGCTCGTCACGGGCGCCGACGCCGTCGCTCAAGACGCCAATCTGCGCGTCGCCCTATTCAAGGGCGAATGGCCGCTCGACGTGAGAGTCGGTATCGACTACCGCGCGCTCTTTTTTGACCGCCGGCCGCCAGAAGCCGTCGTGCGCGCAGTCTTCGGGCAAGTGCTTCGCGAGACCGGCGGCGTCGCTTCGGTCGACCGCATGCAGATTGCCTTCGACCGCGCGTCGCGCGCTCTCAACGTCTCGGCGACCGTCACGACCACCGACGGAACGGTCGTGCCGGTATACCGCGACGTGCTCGTGACGCTCGACGCAGCCGATGCGCCCGACGCCGACGGGGCCCCGGTCGGCAACACGGCGAGCGCGCTCTTCACCGGGGGTACACCGTGAGCGGGCTCACTCCACAAGGCTTCGTCGCGAAGACTGTCGACGAGATACTCGCCGAGCTTCGCCAATCGCAGCGCTCCAACGTCGACGGCTCGCTCAATACGTCGGCGACCGGCGTCATCGCCAACTTGAATATGGCGTTCGCGCTCGAGCTCGCCGCCGCTTGGGAAGCTATCGCCGAAGTCTACGACGCACACGACCCGGTGAGCGCAGAAGGCATCGCAGCCGATGCGAACGGCTCACTCGTCGGCATACCGCGGCGCCCGGCGACGAAAGCGCTCACAACGCTTCACCTTACAATGGCGCCTAATACGCTCGTGCCAGAAGGTAGCGTTGTGTCAGACCCGACGCGCCCGGCCGTGCGCTTCGTGACGCTCGCCGATGCGCTCACGTCGACGACTTCGACGAGCTTCGACGTCGCCGCAGCCGCGGAGACCGCCGGCACGCTCACTGCTGGCGCCAACACGCTTACCAAGATCGAAAGCCCGGCATCCGGTTGGACAGCCGTCACGAATCCAGCGACTGCCATTCCAGGCCAAGACGTCGAGACCGACGAAGAGTATCGCATCCGCCAAGCCGAGCTGCGCGCGACAAGCGAAGGTTCCACGCTCGCCGGCATCGTCGCCGACGTGCGACTCTTGCCGAACGTCATCACCGCGGCCGGTTACGAAAACACGACCGACGTCACCGTCAACTCGCTGCCGCCGCACTCCTTCGAAATCGTGGTATCCGGCGGCGCAGATGCTGCGATCGCGCAATCCATCTGGCGCAACAAGCCCGCAGGCATCGAGACCTACGGCACAACCACAGTCACGATCACAGACAGCGAAGGCGTGACGCATCCGGTGCGCTTCTCTCGCCCGGTCGACAAGATTGTCAACGTCAACTACGCCGCGACCACAGATGCCAGCTACGTCGCCGGCAGCATCCGCTCGACGCTCGAGCAAGCCAGTGTCGATATCACGAGCCTTGCCCACTTCGCGATCGGCGCGCCCGTCTATCTCGTGCGGCTGCTCGCCATCGCATCCGAAGTGCGCGGCGTCGTAAACGTCACGCTCGACATCGCACTCGCGCCGGCGCTGCCGCCGGATGCCATACCGACGTCGCCCGACAACGTGTTAATCATATCGTCGCGCGAAGTCGCGACCTTCACCGGCGCGAACTGGGTCGGCCCGTGACGCTCGAGCACAACGCGCAAGTCGTCGCGCGAGGCCAAGCGCTGCCGATTTACGACTTGCGCACGCCGAAGTTTCTCGCGCTGCTCGGCACCTACCTAGAGCAGATTCAACAGCTCGAAGACGCCATCTACGACGTCTTCGTCGGAACCATGTTGCCCGGCGCCGAAGGTGATGCGCTCGACATGCTCGGCGAGCTCGTCGGCCAACCACGCGCCGGCCGCGACGACGAAACGTATAAGATATGGATATCCGCGCGCGTCATGCTCAACAGCTCGAGCGGCCGGCCTCCGGACATCTTGGGCATTGCCCGAACCATCATGCCGCCGAGCGGCACCGTGTTACTCACAGAGTACTTCCCCGGCGCATTCAAGCTCGAGCTGTTAGGTCTGCCGGCGGCGACTACGGCCGTGCAGCTGCACGAGCTCTTCAACGAAGCAAAGGCGGCGGGCGTGCGCATTGACGTAGCGTATTCAGCACTACCCGTCGGCGAGCAGTTCACGCTCGGAAGCGCCGCAGTCACGCCCGACATCAACGTATTTCAAGGCTTCTCCGACATCGCGCAAACGACCGGCGGCGCGCTCGCCGGAGTGGTCTAGCTATGGCAATCACACTCACCTTCGACCAACCCGGCTCCGGCATACCGTCCGGCAGCATCGACCGCGGCCGCACTGACATTAAGAACACAGGGCCCGTAGGCTCGCCGCGCGCGCATCCGGTGACAATCACCGTCGGCTCGATTCCGCCGGCCGCGCTCGTCGACGTCGTGCTGCTCGACGAGCCGCCGGGCGCGAATCCGCTCTTGACCGAGCTCGCGCCAGACACTTGGACGCTCGAGTTCGACGTCGGCTGTTGGGGACCGTTTCGTGTGCGCGTCACTGCGACCGCGAGCGGCGATGTTGTGTCTTCGGTCACTCGGCGCATCTCGATTCGCTCGCCCGGCTACCATATCGATTATCCGGGGCTTGCCGAGCGCTACGATCCCAACGCGACGCTCGTGCCGACCGTCCCGTCGGTCGAGCTAACCGAGATGAATGAGGGGTCAACCAACCGGCCTCTCGTGGACTTTCACCGGCAGATGGTCGAAGCGATCGAAGGCGGCGGCAGCGGCGGCGGCGGCGTCATTCCAGACGGCAGCATCACCGAAGACAAGCTCGCGCCCGAACTCTCCGACAACCTGTTGCGAGCCGACGGCACGATACCCTTTACCGCAAGCCAAAACGCCGCCGGGCGCACCGTCGCAAACCTCGGCTTGCCATCGGCGAACGGTGACGCCGTACCGCTCGCGTATCTCAACCTGTCATTCGCCCTTTCCGGCATCCGGCCGCCGTGCAGGCTCGTCGCGACGACGCCCATCACTGCTTCGAATACACAGGTAATCGACTCGAAGGCGACCGTAAACGGCGACCGCGTGTTGCTCACCGCGCAAGCGGCTTCGACGGACAACGGCATCTTCGTCGCCAGCGATGCCGGCGCTTGGCTCCGGAGCTCCGACGCCTCGACCGCCGCGCAGATACAACCCGGTTTTGTCGTCTTCATCACTGACGGCACTGAATACGCCGAAAGCGGATGGATACTCGCCACCGACGCGCCGATCGCACTCGGCACGTCGCCGCTCACGTTCACACGCTTCACGGGTGCCGCGCAGCTCATCGCCGGCGCCGGCTTGACGAAGACTGCCAACACGGTCGACGTCGTCGCGCACGCCGACGGCTCAATCGTCGTGTCTGCCGACGCCGTGCAGGTCGGCACGCTCGCGACCGATGCGCAGCACGGCGCACGTGGCGGCGGCACACAACACGCCGCGGCGACGCCGACCGTTCCCGGCTTCATCTCGGCCGCGGACAAGACGAAGCTCGACGGAGTCGCGGCCGGCGCTGCCGCACTCGCGAGCACTGCGCCGGCGAACGTCGGTACGGCCGCAGCCGTCGGCGTCGGCACGACAGCTGCTCGAGCCGACCACGTGCACGCGCACGCCGCGCAGACCGACGGCACACTGCACGCCGCCGTCGTCGCCGCCGGCGCATCCGGGTTCATGACCGGCGCCGACAAGACAAAACTCGACGGCATCTCGAGCGGCGCCGCTGCACTCGCAAGCACAGCGCCGGCCGCCGTGGCGTTCTCGGGCGCAGTAGGCGTCGGCACGACGGCTGCTCGAAGCGATCACGTGCACGCGCACGGCGCGCAGACCGACGGCACGCTGCATGCGAACGCGACGCCGGCGGTCGACGGCTTCATGTCCGCAACGGACAAGACGAAGCTCGACACGGTCGCGACGAGCGCCGCGGCGCTCACAGCAACCGCGCCCACGCAAATCACTGTTACGACCGCCGCCGTCGGCGCCGCGACGGCCGCCGCCAAGGGCGACCACGTGCACAGCGTGTCGACCGGCGCGCCATCGGCGCTCGCCGTCGCCGGCGCGCAAAGCACCGGCTCGGCGACGTCGCTCGCTCGAAGCGATCATCAGCACGCCATGCCAGACGTCGCGACGGCAGCCGTATCGGGCTTTCTAAGCGCGGCCGACAAGACGCGGCTCGACGGCATGGCGACGGGTGCCGCCGCGCTCACGTCGACAGCGCCCGTCAATGTCGACAACGCAGCGGCCGCTGTCGGCGTCGGCACGACCGCTGCGCGGCACGACCATCGGCACAACGTGAGCATCGGAACGCCCGTCGCTCTTATCGTCGGCGGCACGAACGCACAGGGCTCTGCGACGTCGCTTGTGCGAAGCGACCATACGCACGCCATGCCGGGGCTTGTGACGACCGCTGTCGACGGCTTCGCCTCGGCGGCCGACAAGACGAAGCTCGACGGCGTCGAGATCGGCGCTCAAGTGACGAGTTTCGCGCGCGTGCAGACCGCGCTCGGCGTCGCGAGCTCGCCGGTAAGCTTCAACTCTCAGAAGCTTACGAACGTCGCAGACCCGACCGCCGCCCAAGAAGTCGCGACAAAGGCTTATGTCGACGCCATCGCGCAAGGGCTCGACCTCAAAGCGTCGTGTCGACTCGTCGCGACGACTAACGTCACGGCAAGCGGTGTACAGGTCATCGACGGTGTGACGACATCGACCGGCGACCGTTTGTTACTAACATCGCAGACTGCGCCGGCGACTAACGGAATATACGTGGCTTCGGGCGTTGCGTGGTTACGCGCAGCCGACGCCGACGTGTCGGCCGAAGTCACTTCGGGAATGTATACGTACATCACCGAAGGCACCGCGAACGCCGACAGCGGATGGGCGCTCACGACCAACGACCCGATCGTGCTCGGCACGACTGCACTTGTTTTTACCCAGATATCCGGCGCCGGGCAAATCACCGCCGGCGCCGGCATGACGAAGTCTGGCAACACGCTCGACGTCGTCGCGCACGCCGACGGCTCCATCGTGGTCAACGCCGACAGCGTGCAGATAGGCGTGATTGCGACCGACGTGCAGCACGGCGCGCGCGCCGGCGGCACTACGCACGCCGCTGTCATCGCCGGCGGCGCTTCCGGATTCATCACCGGGGCCGACAAGACGCGACTCGACGGCATGGCGACGGGCGCTGCCGCCGTCGGCAGCACTAACCCGGTCGGCGTGGACGGCAACGCCAGCCCGTCTGCCGGTGTGGCGACTACGGCGGCACGCAGCGACCACCGGCACGTTGTGCTCACCGGCTCACCCGCCGCCCTGACCGTCGGCGGCGCTGCCGCGGATGGCGCAAGCAACAGCTTGGCGCGCACCGACCATGCGCACGCAATGCCAGGGCTTGCGACGACAAGCGTCGATGGGTTTCTCGGCGCTACCGACAAGACCCGGCTCGACGGCATGGCGACAAACGCTGCCGCTGTGCTCAGCGTGACGCCCGTCGCTGTCGATGCTGGCACCGGCAGCGGCGGCTCAGCCGCGACCGCTTCGCGCTCCGACCATCGTCACCAAGTGTCGACCGCTGCGCCTGTGGCGCTCGCCATCGGCGGCACCAATAACGCAGGCACGCTGTTCACCATCGCGCGCAGCGACCACGTGCACGCCATGCCCGCGCTTGCAACGACGAGCGTTGATGGTTTCTTCTCCGCAGCCGACAAAGTCCGGCTCGACGGCATGGCGACAGGCTCGGCCGCCGTCGGCGGCACGACGCCTGCCAACGTGGACAACACGACCGGCGCCACCGGCGTCGCGACTACCGCCGCGCGCAGTGACCACCGGCATGCCGTCAACGCGGGCAATCCTATTGCGCTGACCATGGGAGCAGCGAACGCGCCCGGCACGAGCGCGAACCTCGTGCGCGCTGACCACATTCACGCGCTACCCGCCGCCGGCACACCTTCAAGCCTCACACTCGCTGGCACCAATGCGCAGGGAAGCGCAGCCACGCTCGCGCTTAGCGACCACGTGCACGCGTTGCCGGCGAGCTCGACGGCGCCGCTCGACAACTCCGGCGTCGCAGCTGCCGGGACAAGCACTTCCATCGCACGCGCCGACCATCAGCACCCGACGACCTGGAAAACATCCGCCGTCGCACTGCTCGAGAGCGTCGGCTTCAATAATGCCTCGCCGCCGGCGACCGTCGATGGCGTCACCATTCAACCCGGCGACCTGATTCTAGTCGACGGAACGATGGCGCCTTTCGCCGACGACGACGAGCCCGCACCGCTCGCCGGCGAGCTGCTCGGCATCTTCCGCAGCGCTGGCAGCACATGGACGTTTCTAGAGACGCTCGACCCCGGCGAAGTCGCATATGTCACGAGCCGAAAGTCGCTCTATAGGTCGGACGGTTCACATTATTTCCCGGTATATCCGCTCGCGAACTACTCGCAAGACGGCCTAATGAGCGCCTTCGACTATGGGAAGCTCGCCGGCATACCTTCCAATGCAACGTCACCCTCGAGCACAGCGCCGACACAAATCACTGTCACGACCGCAGCCGCCGGAACCGGCACGACCGCCGCACGTACCGACCACGTGCACAGCGTAGCAACGGCTGCTCCGGTCAACGTGTCAGCCGTCGGCGCCAACCTCGTCGGCACTTCAACATCGCTCGCTCGAGCCGATCACACGCACGACGTCACGACGGCCGTGCCTAACACGCTCGCCATCGGCGGCACTAACCTTGCCGGCACGCTCACGCCGCTCGCTCGAGCCGACCATGTGCACGCGCTGCCAGCCGCCGGCACACCCGTCGCGCTCACAACCACGGGCGCCAACGCCGCCGGCAGCGCCGGCACGCTCGCGCGTAGCGACCACGTGCATGCTCTGCCCGCCGCCGGCACACCCGTCGCGCTCACGCTCGCTGGCGCCAACGCCGCCGGCAGCGCTGCAACGCTCGCACTCAGTGACCACGTGCACGCGCTGCCGGCAACGGCCGCGCCCGTTGCGCTCACCGTCGGCGGCGGCAACGCCGCCGGGTCGGCTGCTACGCTGCCGCGCTCCGACCACGTGCACGCGTTGCCAGCTTTCGGCACGACCGCCGGCACGTTCTGCGAAGGCAACGACGCAAGACTACTTGTGAACCCGGCGGTCAACGGTTTCCGACTTGCGCCGACGACGGATGACAGCATCCCGGCGGATGGCGCTTTCACGGCTGTCAATCTCGCACCAGTCGCCGGCGACCTCATTGCTCTGTACACCGGCTCGGCCTGGGTGCTACGTGCGGCGTCTGGCGTCTCCTATACGCTCGCTGGGCACACCGCCGGCATACCGTTCGACATGTTTGCTGCGTGGAACGGAACGACGGTTGTACTAGAGGCAGTCAACTGGACATCAGCAACATCCCGCACGCCCGCAGTCGCGCTCGCAAAACAGAACGGCGTGTGGTGCAAATCCGGAGACACGACGCGCCGCTACCTCGGCACGGTGAGGCCTCGCAGCGCAACAACCTATCGCGTGCAACGGTTCAACGCTGTCAGCACCGGCTCCGTCGGAATCGACTACTTCAACGAAAACCTGCGGAAGCAGACGGCTATCCAACTTACGGACACCGTCGCAAATCAGGCTTATTCAACGGCTACCTGGCGACAGTGGGCAGCAAGCGCCAACGCGCAGATAGACACGGTTGCGGGCTTGCCCGGCGATCCCGTTTCGATAACTGCGATGGCATCGGCGAACACATCCAACACGACCACGACAATTTCGTTTCCGCTGATAGGTATCGGCGTCAACAACGCAACGCCTGTGGGCGCGCGCACCATGGAAGGCATCTCCCGCATAGCCTCGGCGCCGTTTGATATGTCCACCATCTCGGCTGCCATCGCAGTCAACTCGACGCTTGGGGTAACCGCGTATTGGTGGCTGCAGTATGGATCGGGCAACGTCGAGTTCTTCGGAATCAACGGCCCAGCTCAGTCGGGTATGATGGCGTTAGTCTCCTATTGAACCCACGCACAACAAACGAGGTCCCGCTGTGAGCTGCTTCGGAACGGTCTCTGCTCTCGACCTCGGGCGCCGCTTCTCCGACCGCCAGGTCGGCTCGACGCTTGAGCCCTTCCAATACCGCATGGAATGGCACATGCAGCCCTTCGACTTGAGCGACGCGGTCGTAACCTTCACCATGGTCAACTGCGTCACGAATGAGATCAAGATTGACGGCGGCGTCGGCAACGGCACCGCCGACGGCGTCGCGAGCTATCAGCCCGTCGACATCAACGTCGACACGGCCGGCTTGTACCGGTGCCAGTTCGTTTGCACGTCTGCCATAGCTGTCTACCGCTCGCCGATGATTCAACAGCGCATTAGGGCCAATCCCGACGCGCCGCCGGCGCATCTGGTCCCAACTGTCACGCTGCCGATCGTGCTGCCGCCGGGCACACCGCCGCCGACCGTGCCGACGCATCCGATAGTCTTGCCGCCGACGCCGTGATACTCCGGGCTCTAGCTCGGCCGCTAGAGCCCGCGAGCGCTCACAAACGCGCACACCGTGCGACTCGTCCCGACATAGTCGCCTGATACTCACTTGGCCTTGTGGCCATATCCACTGGACATCCGGCCGACCTCGCGGCAATGCTCGCTCGCATGGAGCCGTCAACTTGCCCGCTCGTTCCCGAGCATACCTTCGAGCGCTACGTCGACGCCGACGCCGAGCTGCGCGCCGCCGGCTATCGCTATAGCTTCGACGTATCGCAGTGGTGCCACCCAACGCGCGCGCCGGCCTACATTCGCCGCGTCGCGACGCTCGGCAGCACCGGGCACCAGGTCACGCGCTACAGCATCGTATACACGGCGGCAGACCGCTCACCGACTCACTAGCGGCTCGCCCGCCGGCGCCGCTTCGACGGCCGCGCGCACGAGCTCGAGCAGCTCGAGCGAGACGCAGCCATGCGTGACGCGCATGCGCCCGTCGACTACGCCGAGCACGCCGGCGGCGAGCGTCGGCCGCATGCCGCGCGACGACGGCATACGACCAAGCACGAGCCAGGTTCGCTCGAGCGTGCCGCGTCGCCACTTCGGCAACGGGTCGAGCTGCACGACACGGCCGTACGGCAGCCGATAGCTCACGGAGACCATGTGCCCTAGCCTACCAGCGGCAGCGCCATCTGCGCACCGCTGCCGGGCTCGAGCGCGGCCGGCCGGCACTTCGCGATCGGCTTGAGCGTGCCGCCGTCTGCTTCGCTCGCCAAGACTACGGCCCACAAACGCGACCGAAGCCGCGACCCGCCGGGTCGCACGCCGCGCTCAATCATCGACAACGTCTCGACCGTGCAGCCCGCGAGCCGCGCCAGGTCGGCGAGACCCATGCGGCGACCGCTCGGCAGCCGCTGCCGCTGCCGCCATCGCCGAATCTCGAGCCCTTCGCCTTTCACGCCACGCCGCTCGAGCTCTTTGATTGTGAGTTCCGACATCGCACACCCACCTAACCATCGGTGCATCGATGCGCTAGTGCACCGGTGCATCGGTGCACTTGTATACCACACAACGGACATAAGCGCCGCCGGGCGCGTGTCCGGCGGCTATAGGCTGCCGGCCATGACCGCGCCCGACCCGAACTCACCGGCGCTTGCGCGTCGCGAGCTCGTTGCGTGCCGTCCATTCCTTCGCCGCGGTCTCGGCCGCTTCGGCGACGCCTATGTCGAGCGCTTCGGCGCGCTCGGCGAGCCGCTCGAGCATCGCCGGCGTGAGCAGTGCGGCGCCGCCGGCGAAGTGCCGCTCGAGCGCTTCGGCGACGACCGTCGACATCTCAATACGTCGGGCCGCGCAATGGGCGCGAAGCTTCTCGCCGAGCTGCTTCGGCAGATAGCTCGTCACGCGGTCGAGCTCGGCTTTGCGCCGCCGGTGCACGAGCCCGCGCGCCGAGCCTTTGACGCCGGTCGGCTTGTCGACGAGCTCGAGCGCCAGGTCATCGACGCCGGAGCCTGGAATTGCGGTTTGCCGCGCAGACCGCGGCGACGACAACGGGCGCGGCTTCATGGTCGCACCTCGACCGCTCGCAAGGCTTGCGTGTCGAGCGCTTCGCCGCGCTCCGGTATGCCGCCGTCGGCGAGCTCTTCGAGCTCGGTCGCTAGCTGCCGCACTTCGCGAGCCGCTTCGCTCTTCGGCGCATACTCGGTCACGCCGAGCCCGGCCGCGAATGCGTATGCGTAGTCGACCCGGTAACTGCAACGCGCTTCGAGCGTCGGCAGCCCGACTTCCGCGATCGCCGCCGCCGCATGTCGGCCCATTACCGTTGCGCCATTCCAGCGTGTGAGCAGCGCCGCGGCGACGCACGCCGGGCGCCGCTTGCGCTCGGCGCGCACGAGTTCGGCCGTGTCATATAGCGCCCACATCTCTTGCGCTTGCGACCCGGTCGGCACGACGATTAGGTCGGCCATTGCGACCGCTGCCGCTTGCACTTCTGGTTGCCGTGGCGGCGTGTCGACGATCACTAGGTCGAAGCCGTCGCCGACCTTGCGCAGCTGCTTCGCGAGCGTCGCCGCCGGCATCGCTCGCACCACTGGCGCTTTGTCTAGCAACCCAAGCTCGGATGCCAGACCGAGCCATGTCACGACATGGTGTTGCGGGAAGTCGGTATCGACCACGAGCACGCTCAAGCCGCGCGAGCGCCATTCTACGCCGAGCGATACGGCCGTCGTCGTCTTACCGACGCCGCCCTTATGGTTTGCGATGACAACGGTGTAGCTCATGAGCTCTAGCCGTAGCGCTATAGCTCGCGAGCGTCAATCTTGTTGTCGCTCGACGCATCGGTCGCCCGGTGCACCAGTGCACAGATGCTTCGAATAGTGGTTTCTGACACCGGTAAACACTTGACCGCGATCGGGCTCCGGAGCAGACTTTATGGATGCAACCGGCGAGCAGCACCGGCCATGCCGTAAGGAGGTACGGCGGCCGGTGCTGCTCGCTCAACTCTGGAGTACCACTCATGCACGTCAAGACCCACAAGACCCGTAAACGCCGCGCGCCGCTGCCGGCCGACCGTATTCGCGAGATGCTCGACCGTGGCGAGTCTCGGCTCGAAGTGCGGCGCAAGCTGCACGTGAGCAAGCAAGCCGTGGCGGCCGCCGACGCTGCCCGTCGACCGCGCGGTCGGCCGGCCGCCGATCGGCGACGTGTGCAGCTGCATGTCGCGCCCGACACCGACGCATGGCTGCGCGCCGAAGCCGAGCGCGACGGCTGCACGCTCGGCGAAGTCGTCGACGGTGCTCGACTGGCCGTCACCGCGGCCGACGCCGGCGAAGACCCGGCGCTCGAGCGCGCGCTTGAACTATCGACGCACCGGTGCACCGATGCGCCGGAGCACCGGGGCACAATGAACGGCATCGCCGACGCATGCTATCGGCTGCAATGCTTCGCGGCCGGCTTGTATGCCGACGCGCGCAGCATGCGCGAGTCATTTCCCGAGCTCGCCGCCGGCCATGCCGACCGCGCGGCCGCGTTGTCGATGGCGTCGCGCGTGCTGCTCGACGTCGAGCAGGTCTCAGACTTCGACCTGTGCGCCGCTCGAGCTCGAGCGACCCGACGCGTCACGGTCGACGAGCATCAATACGGCATGGTCATCGCGCGCACCGACGCCGTTCTGCAGAGGTCCGGCGCTGCACACGAAGCTTCGGCCCGACTCGCCGAGCTCGACCCGAAGCGCTCGGCATTCACGCCCGACTACCACCGCGCGCGAGCCGCCGAGCTGTACGCGAAATATGGCGAGCTCGACCCAACCACCGACCCAGAAACTATGGAGTGACCCAGCATGCGTACCGAACTGCTCACCGACTGCACAAGCGCCGACGAAGCCATGAATCGCATTCCGTGGGCCGCCACCGTGCGCCGCGTCGACGGTGGATGGCGCGTCTTCGAGTCGCTCGGCGATGCCGCGGCGCTCGACCGACAAGCGCCGACCGTCGCGATCGGCCGCAATGCGCTAACCGTCGCGCTCGGCTGCGCCGGCATGGGATCGAGCATCACCGAAGACGTGTTTCAGGCATGGTTTGACGTCGCCGCGGCCCATCTGTGCGACGCCGCCGGCTTTCATGTGAGCGTGACCCAGCGCCGCGAGCATGACGCCGAGCAGTCGACCGTCATCGTCGCGGCCGGCCACGACGTCGCCGAAACCATACAAGCTGCGCTCGACACGTTGCTCGCGCAGTGGTGCGCCGGCGGATGGCGCGGAGAGGAAAACTACTAGCCGGGCGACTCTTGCGCATCGGTGTACCGGTATATCGGTGCACCGATGCACAAGAGCATCGAGAAATGGTTGTGGATAACTTTTGCCGCCGGTGTAGCCTCGGGTACTCACGGCGCTTTCAACGTCACAGATGGGAGTCATCATGCACGCGCAGCTCACTCGACACGACCGCATTATACGCTTCGCGCAAGCACTCGTGCGGACCGACCGCGCAGCCGTGCGCCGCGCGGTCGAGCATGACTGCGAAGTCGACGAGCGCGTCACAGAGTGGACGGGCGAGTCGACGACGGCGCTCGCCGACCACTTGCAGTGCGCCGTCGATGACCTCACGCCGGCCGACCTCACGTGCGCCGTGTCGGCGTACGCATCCGCCGCCGAAGCCTCACGGGACGATTGATGCGCCCGCCGCTCGTCGCAACGCGCTCGAGCTCGAGCGCCAAACAAGCGCCCGAACTGCCGCCGCCGTGGTTCATTACGCACGCCGCATGCCGGCGGCTCATCGCCGCGCTTGCGTGGCTGCCGGAGCCCGGCGTTGACCTCATAGCGCGAGCTCGGCAGCTCTTGCTCGAGCACGCGCCCGGCGCCGCCTTCATGGCGCGCGACTGCCAACACCGCGAGCACTGGTCATCGCTCACGGGCCCGACGTTCGGCCTGTGGTGGATTGTCTCCCGTCGCTTCGGCTCAGCCAAGCCGGAGCGCGCGCATCTCATCTGGGTAGGCTATGGGCCGCCGCCGGCCGAAGTCTGGCATGTGTTTTGAGGATTTTGAGTATTTGAGTAAGGGGAAACATGCCGCCATCGTCACGACAACAGCTCGAAGCTATGGCCATAATTGCGGACCAAGCGTGCGCCGTCGCACAAAAAGTCGCAGAGACACTCAACCAAGGCTTGTTCCCGCGCGTCGAATTTCTCGTCGTCGCCTTCGACCCGAGCGAGACCGGCGCGCACGCTGTCACCGCGAGCATGATAGACCCGGCACAACTGCGCCGCGCGCTGCATGAGGCGACCGAGCAGCTCAACCGCTTCCTAGCCGAGCGTGCGCGCGCGACCGGCGACTAGAGCCCGATATCGTCGCTTGCGTTGCTCTTGTCGAGCAGTGTGGCGTCGCGCACGTAGCGGTCGACCATGCGCCGACCTTGCCACCGACCTTGCATCATAATCGCCCGGTCGCTCTTGCCCGCTCGAGCCGCTGTCGTCGCGAGCCCGGCGCGCAATGAGTGTCCCGAATAGCGCTTCGGGTCGAGCCCGGCCGCGGCAACGGAGCGCTTCACGAGCCGCGCAATACGGTCGCCCGAGATGCCGCGCTCAAGCACACGCCCACCGCGCGACACTTGCCGAAGCAACGGGCCGCGCTCGAGCCCGGCGAGCTCGAGCCATACCTGCACCGCGCGCACCGGGCATGAATCCCGAAAGCGACCGCGAGCCACACCGACATCGGCGCCTTTGCCGTGTTGGTCTGTCTTGCTGCGCATGACACGCACGACAAGCCCGTCGGGTCGCGCTTCGACGTCTTCGACGCGCAGCGCTGCGAGCTCCGAACGGCGAAGCGCCGCCGCCATGCCGAGCGCTATCACGACCCGGTCGCGTGCGCCGGTCATGCTGTCGGGCAAGCCCGCGCACACCGCGCGCACGTCTGCCGCCGTGAGCGGCGCGACTTGCTTCTGCGCGACGCCGTGCTCACGGCGAATACCTTCCCACACGTCAAGCACGCCAGCGTTTCTCGTCGGCGACTCGAAGCGAGCGCCACGGTGCACCCATGCGATCGCCGACAGCGCAAGCGCGAGCGAACTCACGCGCACTTGCGTCGCGCGGTCAATCATCCACGCCGCGAGCGTTTCCGGCGAGCAGGGAAGCGGCTCGAGCTCGTTGTCGAAGCACCACCGACGAAATAGCCGCCACTGCTTCGCATACTCCGCGAGCGTGCGCTTCGACCGAGATGCGCGTTGGTAGCGCTTCGCTCGCTCGAAGAAACGCGCGAGCGCTTCGGCCGGCTTCGGCGCGTGCACGAGCCCGGCCGCCAGGTCGTCGAGTTCGCCGTTCAT